GTATTCTCCCGGTACTAAGTTAACAAATCGGGCATCATACTCTGTTTGACTATTATAAGTTGTAGTCGTTGCTTGTGCAGATGTTTCGGTCCCCTGCCAGTCATGAGTTACCTTCTTCCAACTTGCCTTAACAGGCTCGACACCAGTCTTGTCCTCCCATTTCGCAACAAAGTTCGGCATCTTTTCTATATCTACATCCTCCCCATCCTTCACTATAAATGCTTTTACCAAAGCTGAATTATCATTTCCAAGTGGCTTTATAACATCTTCAAGCCAGGTAGCATCATCAATAAATGACTGAACAAAACTTTCCGTCAGTGCGCCATTCTCTAGTATCTCCAATGTCCAGTTTTTATTTTCCTTCATTGGTGAAATTTTAATTGATAGACCACTTACTCCCCCTCCAGGCTCAGACCCATAGTTATATCCTGCACCAGTACCAAGACTAACTACATTGTAACCTATACCATCACCCTTATTTTTGTTCTCTTCAAGAGTGAATTGACTTCCATAAATTCTTGCTGCAGATTTAACTTCAGGATTCACGAGCCCACCTTCAGCCTTGCCCTCCGAGTCAAACACAATAATTGCGTTAATTGGGCCAATTTCATCGCCATTTGCATCTAACTCATAAGTGTGAACATCCATGTAAGCGCCGCTACCAGCAAAATTAGCTACTACATAACCATTTTTTTCACTAGCGATGAGGTTATCATCGTAAACAGAAACCCCTGTCGTTCCAGCGGTCGGCGCAAACGCATTTCTGATTGCTTGGAATTGGCTAGGTTCACCAGATTCACCCGTCACCGGAACATCAACTACGAATGCGGGGCGTGGAGTACCATCGTGCTCAGTAACTTGAATGTGAAATCTAAGTCCACGGGTCAACCCAAAACCATATTTCGGATCTGTCACATCTGCATCTAACTGCCCAGAAACCATAAATCCGGGGCAAGTTCCTAAAGAGACATTGGCAGAAGCCGCTGTATCAGTACCGTCAGAAACCCTTATGTAATAGAGAGACTGCGTATCATCCAGAATCTCAACCGCAGCTTCCAAACCCTGACCAGTAATAGCTTCAGAAGGGCTTCCAAAAGTGGATACTAAAGCTGCTTTACTAGTTATTAAAGTAGCTTTATTGAGTGGACCCTTATTAGCAAAGCCCACTAGGGCCACCACTGAGGAATTTATTGATGGAGCATATTCTGAGATATCTTTCTCGATAATGTATACACCGGGACTTACTATATTTGTTGCCATAATTTTTTCCTAAGCTTCCTTTACAGAGAATAATTTTCGTTCTTGAAGAGAAATTACATGTTTCGAAATATATGTTTCTGGAACTACTAGCCGTTCTCCCGGCTTAACATAGTACCCCTTATTTCCCCTAGGGGTTTTAAAATAAATCGTATGCCCTTGAAGGCTCTCGTTTCTAACAAGTTTCATACTTATATAACTCCTATCTTATTTACAACCCTACTAGTAAAAAAAAGAAAAAATTTTTCTACTTTTATACACCTACTTCAAATTTATATTCTTCTATTTGTCCACTGTTGGTGTAAAGGTATCGTGTAGCAGGTAAGTAAGTTTCCACTGATATAGAAAAGGTTCTCCTTAGTATCCTTTCTTCCCTGTCCCCAGCTTCTATGGTACCAGCATCACTCTCTTCAACTAAAAAAGCTTCAGTAATCTCGTTATGTATGGTAGGCACAAAAATAGATGGATTAAATCTACTTCTAATTTGTTCAATTAGTTGATCCATATTCCCTTTATATTTTGTCCAAATATGTGCTTCATAGGCAATGTTAACTGGTCTGGGAGTAAAACTTATGATTCTTTTGGCCCGCTGGGTGTCCTCATCCCACACTACTTCGTGCACAATAATTGGGTCGTACCTTCTTCTTTTGTTATCATCATCACTCGTAGTTTGGCTAATAGAAATAATCGGTAGAATTATATTATCCTCTTGCATCAATTTTGCCACAGCCCGTTCTGGATTGGCATGAATACAGCGAACTGAGACAAGTTTATCCTCAGAATTTATATATTTAAAACCGTTAAAGAATGCAATCATCTCTCTAAGAGTTTGCTTATATAAAGTTTCTTGAGTTTTAGCCATTTTATGTCCAAAGCGTCTCTCCATTTTGAACATAGTGTCTCTTAATTTTTTATTAAGAAGTATTGTGCCTCCATCTGAAGGACCAATAGAACTGACTGGAACTTCACTAAATGAATGTGTACTACCCTCGGGCATCGTAACCCCCTAATGGATCAGAAGTATTTTCAAGAGGAGTAGTTTGCACATCAGCCGAATCCCTTAGGATTCTAGCAGAACAAACAAGATGATATACCCCATAGACCTCAAAACTATCTTCTTGTACCTGAAAAACTTCATACTTCCAATCTTGAAATTCCGGGTGTATTATATCCCCTGGTATTGGTATCCTCTGAATAATCCGTTCTATATAACTTTTATTAAATATAAATAATTGATCGTTTGTAAGTTCTATTCCAAATTGTGTCAAATTTTCTTCTAACACTTTAGGTTCATAGTGCCCATAGACCGTAACAGGTGTTATCGAGACAGGTTTATTCCTAGACTCCATGTACACTGGGTCAAAATCATCTCCCTGATAGTACTTATAATACTTCAACTTAGAACCAGACAACTTGATGATCTCGTCATCAATTAAATTAAAAAGATTTATATCTGGATTGTCAGGATCAAACAGATTTAATCCTGTATCAGTAGCCCTATCCATATCAGGTAAGGGGGGCACAGGAGTTGTAACTTTAAAATTTTTCTTCTTCGCCATATTAGAATGCTGTTATTGCGGGAGGCTCTTCCAACTCATTCCTAAGTTCCTCCTCTAGTAGAGCCTTTTCTTGTGCACTTTCTTGCTTTAGCTCTGGGCCATTCAATTGTGCTCCACCCCCAGGAGAAGGTAGTGTTACATATTTTCCTCGTATTTCACCTAGAATACCCTTAGCAACCGCCAGAGCATACCTCTGTATCCAGTTCCTGTAGGCGGGGTGTATAGTATTTGAGTCCACAGCCCTGTAGACTACAATAACTTTTTGCCCGTTCTGAACTGGGATGGGATGAATTTGAAGGTATTCATTATTAAGAACATTAAAAGTGCCCTCTTGTCCGAGAACCTTTCTAATTTGTTCTAGGTGTTGTTGGAGAAGGAAAAAATCTCCTACTCCAAAATTCTGAAACAGAAAATTATCTTGAAAGTACTTGATAAAGAAATCAAATTCTAATGTGCCTGACTGTTGAGCTATACTTAGAAGGGTTTTTTTGTACCCTACATATTCCAGATTATAAAGCATGGTTTTAGGAAGCTTATATACATTTTTCCCAGCAACAGCGTCAAAGACTGCCATTTGCATTGTCCATAATGGCGCATGAAAACTGAACTTAGATACAGATTCATCAATGGCTATTTTTAACTGGTAGGAAGACAATTCTACCCGTACTACTGGGTGACCTAATCTTGCCATAATAAAATCTTTTATAGTTTCTTCAAATTTATTAAACTCCACACCATCCGACATGGTGGTAGTTCCTAAAGTTTCAAGATTAATTAAGCCCCTAAACGAGGTATCCGCAACTGTAACTCCTTCTTGGGTTTCTCCGAAACTGTTCCCATAACCATCAGTTAAAAGAGGTACTGTAATATTATCCGGCACTTGATGCGTCCTCCTTTACTCCTGTCTTTTTCGTTTTAGCAATTTTTTTTACTAAAGGCTTGTCTATACGCTGCAAATAAGGAGAATTAATAGGTTCATCAGTTTCAATAATTTCTCCAGGCCTAATTTGTTTGACCTCAGATTCAACAGTAATCAACATTGAAAATCTACACTTACTTTTATATTTCATAGTATCTGCTAAAAGTATATAGCCCCCTAAAAAACAAAGGGACCGGGATAAAACTCCCGGCCCCTCCTTTGTAGCACAGTATTATTGTAATACTTAGAATACGTTGGTTGCGTTCTTGGCGAACGGCGATAGCAAGTAGTTTGCTGTAGGACCAACAATTCTAATCACGCGGTAGAACCGACTCATGGGCTCAACACCCGCCTTACCATACCGAGTCAGGATACCCTTCCTAGGTTGGAAGGTTTGTGGATCGGTAATGGTTGGCAGTTGCTGCAGTGGGATGTATGGAGCGTAGACATAGCCTGCGTCCATAGCATTCGTACCCTTATAGCCCATCAGTATTTCATCCTCTGGATACAGAGGATCAATATACAGATCGTACTTACCAGCGAACTTACCCTTGTATTGAACCTTGTTGGATCCCATATTCGTGGGACTTCCACCAGTCTCAACACCGCCTTCAAGCTTAGCAGCTGATTCTAACATAGCACCAATTAGCGGTGAAGTTAGCAGCCAGCTACCTGGACCACGCATAGTTGTCTTGTAAATGTCCTGTGAGGCTAAGTTGAGCAAAGCCAGCAGGTTAGCATACACATGACCCATATGCTGTGGTGCGAAGTCGATGGCTGTGGCTGCGTAGTCGATTACCCAGACATTGCCAGCGGCTCCAGCAGGATCAGCACTCATTACTCCATCTTGACCACCACCATGACTATCAAAATCATAGGTGAATGACCCAGGAGAGAACCCCGTGGTATCAAACGGGCCTTTACCGCCCGTTGCCCCGAAGCTGTTAGGGTTAGCATTATCCAAAGTACCTCTTGTCCAAGAAGGCAAAGAAGTGTTAACATCGTATGCAATCATACGGATGTCTTCAATGATTTCGCGGTCAATTTCCAGCGCGATTTCCTTGCTAAGCAAACCAGTCAGTTCACGCTCAAGATCAAGGTCATGATATGCCTTGAGGTCTTGCTGTGCTTCCATGGTCCATAGTGCCTTCATCTTGCGAGTACGGGCTACTACAGCTTGTTGCTCAATATGGAATGAGATATCAGGGATATCGTCGCCTTGAAGAACTTCACCAGCAGAAACGCTGTAACCGAGAATAGATGCAGTGTCTGGGAACGAAGCAATCTTACCACCAGGGGTGGTTGAGGGTACGCCCTTGCCCTCACCAAGGAGGGTTGTGACATCGAAACCGAGCTGCATGGCAGCATCACCATCAAGGTTTCCACCACTTTCAATAGTGGTTGCTCCAGACAAGTTCGCAGGCCCGTAGGTCAAATCGAACTTACTATAAACAGTTTGTGCGACGGAGTTATCCCCGCCCTTCTCTCGTGTGTGACCCAGATAGAATATCTGACTCACTGGTCCCTGCATAGGCTGAACCGCTGCAATGTTATTTGCAATCAGCTCTGGGTAGACCCTACGAACCAATGGGAAAGCAAACTTTTGGAATGTTCCCAATGATCCAACGGTAGTCATACCACCTACACCTGTGGAACCAGCAGCCTCATCCATCCTTTCGGATAGAATAGACTTTGCTTGGTTTTCCAGAAGCTGAGCCGTTACCCTACGGGTATAGTC